AACGGCGCGCCGCGATGGTCGCGCACCTCTCCACACCGTAGGCGCCTGACACGTTGACACAATCGACCGCGCGAGTATACAGACAAGGACAAAAGCGCCCTGTTATCGTGTTGAGGCCATCAGGATCAAGGCTTGAAGAGGCCAAGAACAAAGCGCTAACACGAAAGATCATGCAAAGCGCGAGCTTAACAGGAGCACTCACCGATGCAGACCGCGCAGTAATCGAGACAAGCGCAGATGAGCGAATCAGACAAGCACACGCTAGATTATTAGAGCGCGGAGCTTATGATCTTGCTATAATCCAAACGCTTATCAGCTTAGAGAGGTGATCAATATGAGGGTCAAACTCAAAGGGCGTAGCGCGCAATTAGCGCGGCCTGAGATACAGTTTCAAATTTGGCAACAGCTCACGCTGCAGAAGGGCCTAAGGCGCAGTTTTCGCGTCGAAGGCGCACAAGGTGAGGTGATCTTAAATCATCAAGACACGCCATCAAAGGTCATCGATCTGATCAAAGCGCGGACCGCACCACAAACCCCGCTCAATTATCGAGGAGAGGTTGACGTGATCAAAGAGCTCGCCTCAGAGATGAGCACGCTGCACAAGGCGCGCGTGAGCTCACTCATGGATGAGATCGAGAGTATCTTTGAGGGAGATCTTGAAAAGGGATTCCGCCCCCCCGCGAGCGTAGCACGAGAGGCCGCGAGAGGTCTTGAGCTGAGACGCGAACACGGGCGCGGAGGACTGAGCGCGAAACAAGCGAGCGAGCATGGCATAGGCTCAGGAGTACAACGCGCGGTGAATTTGAAAAACCGCGATGAGTTGAGCCTTGAGACAGTCAAGCGCATGAAAAACTTCTTTGGCCGACACCGCACCTATAAAGAGCGCGGATATCACCGAGACCGCACAAGCGCAAGCTATATCTCATGGTTATTATGGGGTGGCGACGCGGGCGATAAATGGGCTCAAAAAATTGTCACACAGGAGAGTAAAAAATGACGTGGAATCTAGCGCAGACTATGAGCATGATCAAAGCGGCTCAACATAAATACACATATCGAAAGATGATCGGACGCGACCCCAAAACAAACCGCATCCGATATCGCTATTATTATGCAGAGCACCACGGAGGCGGGATCACAGGCGCGAGCTTTGAAGAGGGAAGCGCTTTTAAGCTCACATACAAAGGGCGCCGTGGACACTTCCATATCAAGAGCGTAGAAGGTGATATGGTCACAATCTCACACGACGCGCGGCCAAATATGGAACCTGTAACCATTTCAAAAGATGAGCTCAGAGCGATCTTAGAGAAGCAACATGGAGCAGCGGAGACCAAGAGCAGAGAAAAGGCACAGCGCAAGCGCAAGACCGCACCGAAGGCGCAACAAACAGAAACACAAGCTCCAAAGATAGAGCGCATGAGCACAGCGGAGCGTAAAGCGCTTGATAATGATCTCGCAAAAGCTTTGCGAGACAATGATCCTGAGACAGCGCATGAGCTCATCAAAAAAGACCAAATCGACTACGCGCAGAGCGGCGACAGCGCGGCAGACAAGATCTTTAGAGAGCTTATCAGCGCGGGCGAGGTTGAGACCTTCGATGATGGAACAAAGAGCATCATCTCACAAGGTAAGCTCTCAGGAGATCAGCTCAAGGCACTAGAAGACGCGGCTAAAAAGGGATTGATCGAAGGAAGAGATCAGGGAGAGCTTAAAGTTTACTCGCTCAGTAGCTCCAAAGATAAAGACCGCTCTCTATCTATGCTTGTTAGAGGAGATGGACGCGCACAACTCAAGATCGAGGACTTTAGACCGCCGAATGATAGAGACCAACGCGCTATACCAGAAGGTGAAGATCTTAGGCCACCTGTAGCAAAATCAAAGCTCGATGAGCATTTACAAGCAATTAGAGATTTGATCAAAGCTAACCCCACGCTAGCCAATGACCCTAAGGTGATCGCGCTACTTGGCTCACAGACACAGCCAAAGCGCGAAGGGCGAAGCGATGAGATGTTTCTCACCATCGATGGAAAAGAGCGCAAGGCTGAGTTCAGATATCAGTTGATTGAGGCGGGCGACGCGATCCCCTCACATGATCCGGTGAGCTTCTCAAAGCGCGAGGACTACCCCGAAGGGATCCAAGAGCGCATCTATCACCAAGACCGCATGGAGCAACTAAAAGTACAACGCAACGCGGGCAGCGCTTATGAACCTAGCTATTTGATCAACACGAACCCTGACGCGACCAACGGCCCGCCAATCGTGACACCCGATGGAATCGTCTTAGGTGGAAACTCCCGCGTAATGAGCACTCAACTAGTACACATGAGAAACCCTGAAGGCGCGAAGCGCTACAAAGAAAAACTCTCTCAAGACGCGGCGATCTATGGATTCACTCAAGAAGACATAGACGCGATGAGCTCGCCTATGCTTGTGAGGGTGTACGAGCCCGAACAGACAGACCGCGCACACATGGCAAAGCTTGTACGCGCCATGAACGAAAACAAAACTCAGGGCATGGATGAGCGAACAGCAGGACGCGCCGCTGCTGCTAAAGTCTCTCAACAGACACTCAAGACACTCCAACGCGGCCTTGATAGTTTTCAAGGATTCAGTTTTAACCGCTTCATGACACGACCAAGCAACGCCCTGAACGCTTTCAAAGAAGCGCTCTTCAAAGATGGTATACTAAACGCTCAGAACACAAGCCAACTGATCAGAACACAAGATGGCACATTCACTGCGACGGGCCGCGAATTCATGCAATATATGTTGGTTGGTTATGTAGTTAATGATGATCGACTACTACCAAACCTCGATTATGCGACAATGGAACAGCTCACAGTGAGCTTAGGCAAACTTGCCGCCGCAGGTGTTGGCGAGTCGGAGCGAAAGAGTTTACAAAATGCTATTGCTATTTACAACAATGTGATCTCGCGCGATCTACTACCCCAAAAGGGTAAGGATATCATCAGCAAGCGTAATAGTGCGGTCGATATGGTCATGTTAGAGGAACAGGAGCTAGCTTATGCAAGCGCAGGCGCGGAGGGAAGTGAAAGCGATGATCTGAGCGTCTCAAAGATACCTATCGGGGAGGTAAAAGAACGCGTGAGAAAAGATCCTCTCGCAAGCGCTTTCTTGAAAATCCTCACGCTTAATCCGGGCAAGGCCACGCTTGAAAAGACCATCGAGCGTTTTATCAAGCTAACCGAGGACACAGGGCAATCATCAATGTTTGGGGGGGATGAGGCACTAGATTACTCTGAGGCAGCGAACAAGATAGCGGGCGAGCTCGCGAAAGAGCACAACATCGAAGCGCGACTCTATGAGCTACCTGAGAAGGCGAAGAAATCCTCACCTCTACTCGATCTCTATAAGGCGCTCAGATGTTAGTTTTAGACGCAGAGCGCCGGACGCGCCAAAGCATCATCGATCATTATGACGCGCTCAGTGTCGAGCTTTTAGGCGCTCGCGCTTCGGGCCTTTCTCGTGAGCGTATCGAGGCGCTAGTGCGCTCAGGTCGCTTAGACGCTGATCAGCTTAGGGGATATGACGCGGGACTCGATGAGCCAACTAACCCGATCCTCTTTATCAGGCTTATCGGTACACCATACGCGCGCGCCAATCCTGAAGAGCGAGCGCGCATGAGGACATGGAGCCTTGAGCAGTGGAGACAGAGATTGACAGGGGTCAATCAGCGAGCGCCACGCTTGATTCCACCGTCAACGATGAGGACACAGCGACCACCGAGCGAGCACGCGCCACCGCTACCACCGAGCCCGCGCGCAATACCTGAACACTTCACAGCAGCAGAGCGCGCGGGAGTTGTCAGCGCTTTCGAGGTCGCAGGATCATATATCAGAGGACTCGGCGCGCGCTTCGCAGATGAGGCAAGCGCTCAGATCTTTGAAGATTGGAACGGTGAGAGGCTGCTAGACACACCCGACCCCGCGAGACGCGCAAGGATGCTCAAGATCATCAGGGAAGAGGTGGGAGCAGCGACACTCACAAAAGATCAAGCGCGAGAGGTTGCGAGGCGCATTAGACAGCGCTCAGGCGACCTCGCGCGTAACTTTGAGAGGATCGCAGAAACAGAGCTCCAAGCAACCCACAATGAAGGACAGATCGCACAGGCTGTAGAGCTTGACGGCGAAGACGCGCGAGTAGCGCGGATTCCTGAGAGTGGCGCTTGTGGATATTGTACGCGCGCTTTCATCGACCCTGAGACACAGCGACCATATATTTTTAAGGTCGCTCAACTCATCGAGAACGGGACTAATATTGGTCGCAGGCGTGCAGATTGGCGCCCTTCACTTTATCCTATGCACCCTAACTGTCGGTGTGATACAATCCCTGTTAGCCCCTCACAGACAGTAAGCCGTAGCGGGCGCTTGGAGGCGATCACATGAGATTAGATCTGATCAAAGCAGAGATTGATAAAGACTCACCGAATACCGCGAAAATAGCGGGCGTAATCTCGACCGATGAAGTTGATTTACAAGGCGAGCGAGTCTTACAAAAAGGTTTAGATTTTAGCTACTTTCTCAAGAAAGGTTGCTTTAACTATGAGCATCAATCAGGCGCTCAGAACCTGCTAGGCTATCCAACGAAAATCACACAGCGCAAGGGATATACTGAGGTCGAAGGAGTGTTGCTCTTAGACAAGCCTAAAGCGCGTGATATCTTCGAAACAGCAAGCGCAATGCGAAAAGCGGGAGGACATCGAACGCTAGGTTTTAGCGTCGAGGGTCAGGTGATCGAGCGCGACCCAATGAACCCTAAAATAGTGACAAAAGCCAAGGTGATTAATTGCGCAATCACGAGCAACCCAATCAACCCTGACACATCACTACAGCTCATCAAAAGCGTGAGCGCTTGGCTCCAAAAAGGGTCAGTGGGCTATCAGACGCCAAGCCAAATAAACGGTCAATCCATCGCGGGCTTGATCCCGCAACAACTAGACAGCACAGTTAATGCGAGCTATAACGCCTTGAATGATGAGCGTTTAGCGGCTATAATCACCAAATTATCAACTTTATACCCCAATGTCGAACGAGGCGCGCTAGCCCGCGCCGCCGCTGAATTATCAGGAGTTATGTGATCATGCAAGATCTCATCAACATGATGAAGAGCGCGGGAGTCTCTGAGGAGATCGCTTTGCAGCGCGCTTCAGAGTATCTTCGCGACCAAGAAGACACAGACCGCTTTGAAAAGGCGCTTACTGCTCTCGATGGAGTAGCAGAAGCCCAACGCGAAGCCGAAGAGGCGCAATATGAGCGCATGAGTAAAGCCTTTAACGATGGTCAAGAAACCGTTGCTGAAGCCCTCGCGCCTGCTCTTGATGCACTCTTGACCGAGCAACGCGCACAAAATGAGGCTCTCTGTAAAGGTCTTCAAGGCGCGCTTGAGCTCATCAAATCCCTAAAAACAGAGGTGAAAGCTTTACGAGGCAACACTTCAAATCATGTTGAGCCGATGGCTAAGAGTGTATCATACATCCCCGCCCCCGGAGAGACATCAAGCGCGGACACATCACGCGACGATTTATTCAAGGCACTCAGCTCAATGACTGTCAGCGACCCACAGCGCGCAGGTGAGATGATGGAGGCGGCGGCGCTTCTTGAGTCTGGCGCTGATCCATTATCAATCAAAGCCCGATTCGGCATCTAAGGAGTAATAGATATGCAAGGCATCCCATCAAGCGCAGATATGGCGGCCCTCATGGGCTCACTTCAAAAGGGTACAGTAGGCTATCAAACACCTCTCGTCCCTCAAGGTGGATCACAGACCGCCGCGAACCTTTCACCTCTTGTACCTCAACAGCTAGCGCAAACTTTGAGCATTGCTACTAGTAGCATGAACGATCTTAAGCTTTGGCCTATGCTCGCTAAGGTACAGGCTCAGAATACCATCGTAGAATATAATCGTGTGCTCTCTCATGGTGGACAGCATAGCCCCTTCATCAGCGAGGGCGGCAACGGTATCTTGAACCGTAGCACCTATGAGAAGGTAGCAACCAAAATCCGCTACATGGCCGAGCGCCGCGAGGTCACTGATCAAGCGTCTATGGTCTCTATCGTTGGACCTAGCGCTGATGCTATCGCAGAGGAGACTCGACGCGGTACTGAGAGCCTCTTACAGCGCCTTGAGCTCAACCTCTTCCATGCTGATGAGAACAAGGATTCTAACGCTTTCAACGGTATCATTAAGCAGATCAGCGACGGCGGAAACGTTGCAGATCTTCGTGGTGCAGCTCCAAGCGCTGTGTATCTCTCTGAGATCCTCGGTGCTCTCTACAGCGCGCCTTTTTATGGTATGGTCACTCATATCATGGTAACACCGCGCGTTCTCTCTGAGCTCATCAAGCAGACCGTACACCACGGGCGCCATGATCAAATTCAGGTGAACAACGGTTCAATCACTTTCGGCGCGGCGAGCCTCTCAATCACCGGTCCTTATGGTCCTGTACAGGTTGTTAGCGCACCGTTCCTTGAGCGTCATGACCGCATCGCGCCTGCTCTTGGGTCTGGTTCTGTCTTTGAAGGATCTCTCGCGGCTCCAACTGTTCAAGTTGCAGCAGCAGCAGCGCCTAACGCTGCTTCAAAGTTTGTCGCAGCGGATAACGGTGACTATATCTATCGTATTGTAGCTGTAGGCGATAACGGAATCAGTGTACCTGTTGATACTGCCGCTGTTACTGTTGCGGCGGGTGATCAAGTGACCTTCACCATCCGTCACGCATCACACGCAAATGTTAAATATCTCCGTGTCTATCGTAGCGCGAAGAACGCAACGAGCGCAGATGGCGCGCTCTTGATCGATGAGGTAAAAGTCACCGCTCAAGATACCGTGATCACTGACAATAACGCGAATATTCCGGGGGCAAGTGAGATCCTCTTCCTCAACTTTGCACCTGATTATATGTGTTATTACCAAATGTTAAGCCTTGTTCGCCGCCCGCTCGCTCAAGTATCTACAACCTTTCCATTCTTGCTCATGATGTTCGGCGCGCCTGCTGTTAAGCTTCCGCAAAAGATGTTCGTGGTCAAAAATGCAGGCGTGAACGCGAGCTCAGGTCTACAGAGCGTGAGTGATACATCTCTCTTAGGTCTTCACATCTAAGTAGAGCTTGAAAGGATAGCCCAATGAGCGTCATTAAGATTCGACATCCCCGCCTAAAAAACATTGAACTCTCTCTCGCTGATGGTCTAGTTTCCATCGATGCAGAGGGGATCATTGAGGGGGATCTCTCCGAAGCTCAACGGGCTAAAGCTTCCCTGATGGGATGGGAAGTGATCCGCGAAGATGAGGCACCGAAACAAAAACGGCGCACAACTCGCAAAAAAAACGCTGACAAGAACAGCGTAGAAGGTTAGGCTCCCTATATGGCAACCATCTCAGAGCGCGGGTATGATGTACAGTACCTCAGAGACACTTATTTGCTAGGTGTAGATTTAACTCTCGATGATGGTAGCCCCTATCCTGACACAATCTTTCGTACATCGATTGAGCAAGCCGAGCGCGCGGTCAGCGATGAACTCGGCTTAGTTTTCGATGTGCAGACGTTTTCTGAACGTCATGATAAAGAGCCCGATGGGGCGCCCGCATGGCACCCCATCAGGTCACGATACCGCCCTCTGATCGATGTAGAGGCGCTATCTATCATATATGGGCAGAGCTCCACGCGCGCAGAGCTCCCGCCACAATGGGCTCAAGTCACTGAGCCCATGGCGGGCCAAGTCCACATTATCCCAACTACTGAAGGCGCATCAAGCTATTTAATAGCAGGTGGTGTACCTGTCATCTTGGGTCTCGGTGGCCTTAGCGCAGAGTATTATATCCCGGCTTATTTCGAGCTCGATTACCGCGCGGGTTTTCCATACTACACAGGAACCGCAACAATCTTACAAGGTCAAAGCTCCGTAGATGTGAGCACGCCTCAGAAGTTCGTTGACCGCTACGACGTGAAGGCCACAGGCGCCACCGTAAGCATAAAGCGCCATGACAAGTTCACGTTGAGCTTGAGCGCGCCCGCAGCGCAAAACACTGACATCTCATGGATCATCGACACGCTACCGCAAGACATAGCGCGGGCGGTCATGCTCAAGAGCTCGCTTTTAGCGCTAGATGTTGCAGGTGATCTAATCGCAGGCGCAGGGCTCGCGAGCGTGAGTACCTCAATGGATGGATTATCACAGAATGTTAATACCACAGCGAGCGCGACTAACTCAGGGTATGGCGCGCGCGTGCTTCAGTTCACGAAAGAATATAAAGAGTTAATTGCCACGCTCAAAGCCACCTACCGCGCGATGAATATCATGGCGCTGTGAGGTGAGTCATGATCTTAGGCTCACGCATACCCCCCAAGCTTAACCCTCGCGCAGATTTCAAGCCTGAGCAATTTCGTAAGGTTATCATCTCACATGGTATGAATGTGAGATGGGAGCAGGCGGCAGAGTGCCCGTGTTCCCAAGTCTCAGGCGCTCATGGATTCAGCCTACTAGGCGCGAGCGGAGACGCTGAACAAGCGCGCGTAGATTGCCCCGCGTGCAACGGCAGGGGTTATCTTTACCACAGCGCGCAGACAATTAGGGCAGTAATCACAGGCGCGCGAAAAGAGGAGCAGAGACACGGACCCGCGGGCGCTACTGAATACGGACGTGGACAAATTGGAATCACTTTGTTACCTGAGCACTTGCCAACATACGGTGACCGCTTCACGATCTCAGATAGTGCTATCGTTTACCGAGAGACGATCAAACGCGGCTCAGGGGCAACGGACACGACACGCTATCCTATCACCTCACGATCACATGATCTCGCAGGTGGCGCAGTGAGCTTTGGTGTACGACACTTGATACCCGCCGACGCTCAGGGGATAGTTGACCCCGCAGGCGCGCTGACTGAAGGTGTAGATTTTAACGTGGTGAATGGTGAGATCTCATGGATCAATGCACCCAACGAAGGCGAGCGCTTTAGCGTGACATATTACGCGCACCCTGTTTACATTGTGACAAATCACCCACACGCCGTGAGAGATACATACGTTAATTTTAAAGCGCCCGCCCCTTATCATGCCGAGCTGCCGATCTATGCAGAGGCACAACTAGAGTTTTATGGCTCACCTGAAGGAACAGCGCGATGATTGATCTCAGAGAATATGGACTCGATCAGCGGAGCAGAGAGGCCCGCGCAAAGCGTCTCGCTGTAGCAATCGCGGCAGCGTGGAAGGCAACAGCGCATGAAGCGGGCGATGATCTCGGCTCAGTGCTCAGAGACTACAAGCGAGGGATCACAATCACGCAAGCGACGCCTGATCTTGTGATTGTCACGCTACAAGGGATCGTGCCTAATCTTTTAGAGCAAGGGCAGCCACCGCATGACATGAGAGATTATCTCTTGCGAACTGTTAGGCCGGGCGCGGCACCGATCAGGAGAGATAAGAGCGGGCGCCCTTATCGGTTCATCATGTTCAGAAAAAAGGTTGCTGAGATCAGGCGTATGGGAGACAACGCGGCTTATGATGACGCTAAGAGCATGAGCGCGACCATGAGCGGCAGTGAAGGTAAACTGATCTATGGCGCACGTATGGACAGCGGGCGATCTCAGTATTATATAAATAAAAGTGGCGTAAGATCAGTATCAGACGCGCTTAGTGGCATGGTCAAACTAGTAGGGATCACAACCGAAGCAGGCGCATCACGCGCGGGATCAAACACTACATATGCGACATGGCGAACGGTGAGCTACAAACGCCCTGAGGCATGGCAACATCCCGGACGCCCCGCGCTGAATCTCGCGCAGATTGTCACAGATAATATCAATGAGATCGCAGAGGCGGCGGGCGTATGATCCACCATCACTTGACTACAGCGCTCAGAGCCGCACTCAATTATTACCTTGACGTTGCCAATCAAGCGCAGACACTAGAGCACCTCTACAACACGGCGCATGATGACGCGAGCTTGATCAAGATTCTTGTGGAGCTCAGAGAAAAGCCTCCAAAAGTGATTCCACACGCAACCGCGGGCGCTCAGAGTTTGCCTCTTGTGGTATGTCAGCAGATGAGCCGAAATGTGATCCACCGTCCACTAGGGGGATCAGCGCTAGGAGTTGAGCAGACAATCAGCAATCAGACCGCACAGATTGAGCTGATGACCGCAGGCGCAGAGGCGACAGAGGTTTTAGGCCAGCTCATTATCACAGCGCTTCACGCACTGAGAAAAGATTTTGTTTCTAATGGCTACCTCACTTTTCAATTCGAGAATGTAGCAGAGCTCGCACCGCAAGAGATGTTAGCCGCTGAAGAGTTGGGGGTATTTGTAAGGCGCCTCACACTTTCAGCTATGATGCACGATAGCGCGGGAATTAATCTTTTCAGCCCTGATGAGATCATCGGTACACTGAGCTTAGGTTTATCGCCACGAGGCCGCGTGACACCCCTTTAAATATCAGTTATAATGACACCCCTAAACACGAGAGATAAGGAGCGCTGAAAATGCCTAGTATTCTCAACTCATCAGGATTCCCACGCACAGCGCGACCCGGTATCTATACGCGGATCGATGCGAGCGCGCTTGCGGGCGGAGATGTTGCAAGCGGAAATATTGCGATTGTGGGCGACTTCCCAAGCGTTGCTTCACATACACCTAAGTTATTCTCATCACGTCGCAGCATGAGCGCTTATGATCTGAGTGATAATGACCTCGCTCTACTCGCCCAGCTTGCTTTCTCACCTTCAGATGACCCCGCAGTGAGCGCGGGCGCGTCGAGTGTGCGATTAGTGAACGCGCGAGAGACTACTGCTCAAGCATCCCTTAATGTTGGGCCTCTCACTCTCAAGAGCGTGATCTTTGGCGCGAAGGGAAACCGCTTAAACGCGACCCTCGCGATCGCAGGGGACACACACACGCTGAGCTTAAACCGTAACGGGCTCACAGAGAGCTTTGAGATCGAGAATAACGCGCTTTTCAGCATCGAGAACGAAGACGGCGTGAATGATCTAATAGTGACCATCGAGAGCGGAACCGCGACACTCACGCGTAACGCTGTGGCGCTGCTCACTGTAGACAGCGATGAGGCCCCCACGCTCAAAGACTTTATCACGCTAGCGAACGAGCTCACCGACGTGAGCGCAACGCTTATCGAGGTCTCAGAGATTGCACTTGATGAGATCGATTATATCACGCGCACCATCGGAGCTGCATCTACAGAGACATTTAAAGCGCCTGCATATCTACTTAAGCAAGCGCTGAGTTCTTCTACACTCGCAGAGGCGACGCTTGACAACTCATCAGCAGCGCCATCAGTTAGCGCGACGAGCCAGACTGCGAGCGGTGGATCAGATGGGTTGACACTTGACTTTGAAGAGGCACTAGCGAGCATCGAGAACCTTGATATTCAAATCGTGGTTCTCTTCACTGAAGACGCGAGCTCACAAAGCAAGCTTGGAGCACACCTCACAGCGAGCGCGAACGCGGGCTATGAGAGACAAGCTTATTGTGCTATTGCATCAAGCGAGAGCCTAGCGAACGTGAAGACACGCGCGGCGAGCTTAAACAATGCAGGAATAGCGCTTGCAGCGCAGAGCATCAAGCTCATTGACCCACGCGGAAAGACCGTGACCAAGAGCCCGAAATATACCGCGCTCATGTTGGCAGGTATGCAAGCGGGCTCAGATATTGGCGAGCCTCTCACACGCAAGCGCCCACGCATCATTGAGACTTCGCAAACTTGGGACGCCTACGCAGACATCGAGCAGGCGCTCAAGAGCGGTATCATTGCGATCTCAACTGATAATCTAGGCCCCCGTGTTGAGCGCTCGATCACAACCTATCTCACTGATAATAACCCTGTTTATTCAGAGATCAGCGCGTATGAGTCGATCTTGACCTCTGTAAGAGATCTTCGCAACAGTCTAGCTGATCAGATCGGACGCCCGACGCGCGCAAGCCAAATCCCCTTAATTTCTTCAAGGGTTCAAAGCGCGCTTACAGCTCAGGTGAGAGATGGAGTGATCAAGGCGTTCCAAAACATCCAACTTGAAGACCTTGGAGACGAGGTCGCGATCAGCTATGAGGTCGCGCCTGTTGAGCCTCTTAACTTCATCAGTATCACCGCCGTAGCGGTACGCATTACAGCTTAATAGGAGTCTGAAAAATGCCACAATATAGAGGAATAAGCGGCGCATCTTGTAAAGTTTTCTTGAGCTCAACCGGTCAAGAGGTCGGATGGGCGACAGGTGTTAACATCTCTGAAAATATCCAAACTCAGCGCGTTGACGTGATCGGAGAGATTGATTCTCAAGAGATCATCCCTGTACGCCGCACCGCAACGATGACAGTTGACGCGATCAGAATCAGCAAGCAAGCGCTAGAGGATAACGGCGCGTGGCAGAAGGGCTCAACGAGCGACATCTTGAGCGCTGGCGGGATCGATATGAGCGTGATTGACGAGAACAGCGGAGACACACTCTTAACTCTCGAAGGGTGCAGACCCACAACGAGAAACTTTAGGGTAGACAGCGCCTCACTTTTCAGCGAAAACTTGAGCTTTGAAGTTAGAAAAATCGTTTACCCTAACGAGTAAGAGATAAGAGAGATGAGTTATGAAGCTAAGTGAGATCAAAGAACAGAGTGAAGCGCGACCACCACAAACGGTCGCGCGAGAGATCACAGATCTTGAAAAGATACTCCATATCTCATTTGAGCTTCAGAATCAAGAGCTCAGCGCGACAGTAACAACGCGCATCTTGACCCTTGAGCAGAGTTTGAGGCGAGATCGCGCGCTTGTACAACTCAGCGCCCCTGAGAAATATGATGATCTACCTGCAATGGCAAAGCTCAGAATTTATGCACTTGCCACGCTATCTCAAGCGCTGTTAGATCCGCCTGCGTGGCTAGACGAATGGATAGGGCGTTATGATCCCCTCTTGTTCGCTGTTTTTGAGGAGGTGTCAGCGCATGAGCGCGCCTTTTTTCGAGGACACATGGCAGAGGGCGAAAATCAAGAGAGCCCGATCAGGATTAAAAGCTTCTCAGCCCCTACCTCTTGAGCCTTGCCCGCTCGACCCCACGCGCCCGAATCTACACCCCGCGCAACTTTTAGAGCGTGATCTCTTGACGCTCACAGATGAGCAGTTTACGCAAGCCGCGCCACACCACGCGCGACAACTAGAGAGTGATCAGCCTGCTCAAACGGGCGTCGCTTGGATCGATGAATTAGAGCGCGAGCTCTACAAGGAGCGCTAAAGATATGGCTCAAGAGACACAGATCAAAGTAAAAATTGACGATAACGAGGCGCTGCAGGCACTCAGAGAGATGGCCGCGCTTGTGAGTCAAATCTCAGACGGACTCAGCGGCCTCAAGATGTCACCTGATGCAGTACCAAGCGCGCCGAGTGGACCGAGCGCGCCGAGTAGTGATGATTCTGAAGACAAGCGTAGAGAGCAAAAGATAAGCGCATTTAGACAGGCTCTTCAAGATGAGACGCGCGCAAGCATCCATGCCATGACGAGCCCGCAGACCATGAGCTCTCTCACAAGCCGTTTCGGTGAAATGCTCACCAATATTGGTAAATCTGTTACAATACCGATTGCAGGCGCTTTACTAGGCACCATCCCGGGCGAGCTCATGAAGATGTACGGTCGATCTCTTCAGGCGCGCGAGGCGCGCTTGGGTGATGTACTCGGCCTCGAAGCCCTCGAAACTGAAATGAGCGGAGTGATCGAAGGAGACGCGAGGGCCACCGCGACAGCGCGAGAGAAAGGGCTCGCTCGATTAGGTCTTGACCCCACTCAAACACGCCAATTTATGTTAGGGATCGCTGGCGCAACCGGTCTAAAAACAACAGCCACAGATCTTAATCAAGGTCGTTTGATGCGACTAGCCGCAGCAGAGAGAACGGGGGTGAGCTCACAGAGCCTCGCAGGATTCGCGGGCGCTCTCAGTCAGAATATCGGATTAAGTGTAGGAAGCGCGCTTAATTCAAGCCTTGCGCTCAAAAACATAGCAGAGAATCAGTTAGATCTCAGAGGTGCAGGAGTAGAACGCTTTCTAGGCCAGCTTGGAGGATTCGTTGAAAGCCTCACAGCGCGCGGTATTAGCGCGGGAAATATGAGCTTTGTTGAAACGCTCACGGGTATTAGAGCAGCGACAGGACAGCGAGGCCAACGCCCAATGCAGATTATGCAAGCGCTCTCAGGAGTAGGCGCGGGCGCTTTTGGTCAGATCTCGGCACCTCTTCAGGAAATAGCTCAGATGTCAGTATTTGCTGATATTATGAGCCGCTCAGGTGATCTTTTAGGCGCGATGCAAGAGGCCGAAAAACTGCAAGAGGCCCCCGGCGCAATCCCTCGAATCATATCGAGGACACTTGGAGGAGGCAGACTCGCGCAAGCAACAATCGGCGCAATCCCCGGCATCGGCACACGAGACGCGCGCGGACTGATGAGTTTGCAAGGCGGCGGCGTGCAGGCCCAAGACCGCTTGAGTGTTGACCAAGTGGCTGAATCATTAAAGCTTTCAGGCCAACAGGCAGAGCAGACGCGACAAACCATTGCAGCTGTCAGAACCGCAGACAGTGAAAAGATTTTCGAGCAGATGATCAAAGTTGGCGCCGAAATGGAGCGCAACACAATCTCAATGAGCGAGAATGTTAAACTACTCACACAGATCACAGATATGCAGCTAAAGATCAGCTCATTGACGACTCAAGCAGTTAATGAGATTGGCAAAGCGCTTGATAAGTTGTTGGCACTGATTCAATGAAAATTAAACTCTATACAGACGAACTGATTTATGACATCAGCGCATACACCACATCCGCGCAGATTCAGATAGGATTATACGCGCCCTATCAGAGCGCGATGATTGACCTAAAGATCCCACTAGAAATGATCCCTTTTGCGCTGCCTCACTACGCAGACACCGCAACGATTGACCTTGACGCATGGATAGTGATCTCTGATTTCATTGAGCTTGAGGCGGTAGAGCGCGCGATCTTCTTGGGGCGCTTGACCGCTGTTTCGTATGGAGTAGAGGCGAGCAGTGACAAGGAGAGCGCAGGACTCATCACAGCGCCCCTCATCTCGATGACAGCGCAAAGCTTTTTAGCGCCCATCTCTGAGAGTCAGCTCTATTTGAGCGCAAAGCAACAGTTATCCGGTCACATTTATGACGTGCAGGCTTACGGACGATTGCTACAGAGCACAGTCAAGAGCGCCTTTCACACTTCACGAAACGTTGGCAGCGTGCTTTCGACCATCTATCAATATTTGAGCGCCGCTTATCGACTACCAAAGACGCTTGCAGACGGAGCGAGTTTAGACGCCATCCCCATCATATCGAGTTTGACGCGCGCGAGGACATACGCCCCCGAAAGAGTAGCCCTCTATAGATCAGTGTTTGGCCTCGCTTTGAACGCTAGCCATGTGAGACCATCCGGCGCGCCGTGGAGCGTGATCACGGCACTATTTGACGCAGACCCAAGTATCATTGAGCTCTACCCCTCGCTTGAGCCTCAGAGCGTCACAGATGGCCAAATATCAAACACGCTAGGCTCCACACCCGTGATCATGTATCGAATCAAACCCTTCATTTTTGAGCGGATCACGAATCAAGGAGTAGACCCCGACGCGCCACAAGTCCAAGAGCACGCGCGCAACGTATCTATTAAGGTCTCTGCTTATGAGATCATCAAGGTTGGTTATAGTGTGCGCTCTCAAGATCGAATTAACGGGGCGTATGTAGACACACCCCTGAACGCCTCGCGAGGCGTAGATCCTTTTGGGATTCTTGGACGTCCTACACTCGATAATGAGGACATCGAGAGAGCAGGGCTCAGGCTCTACCGCGGCCAATGGCCGTTTTTACCTGTAGGACGAGCAACAAAAGCGAGCTCTCTTAATCAAGAGCTTCAATATATCATCTCTTTAGTGGACGGTATCACACGCGATAATCACCGCTATGTGACAGGCACCGCGACAATCAAACAGCGCCTCGATATCAGAGCGGGCCAATGGGTGAAATTAGAGATCAAAGGCCCCCAAACATCAGAGCTTTTAGTGTGTTATGTTGAGACGGTGACACACCGCACAAGCGCTTATTCGAACAGTATCATTGAGCGCCGATCTACACTATCATTTACACGCGGATTCTATCAGCGAGGTGAACCATGATTAAGAGTTTTGCAAACCGCGAGCGCGTGTTTCTTCGCGTGATGGAAGTGATTGATAGATATATTATAAATGGTACTCCCGAATGTGACTTGGTTGATGGATCAGGTGTCATTTACACCGGGTGTACAGTCATCTCTCTCGGTGGATCAGACACCGACCGCATGAGCACACCGAAGCTCAACGCGGAGGTTTTGACGATCACCCAAGGAGCAGGCGCCCCCTACATTCTCGGAGCACTCGCAGAGGGTCAAACCTACCGTGAAGAGATCGAGCTCACGAGCGCCGGCGAATACCCCGCCAATCAAATCGGGATAGATCACAGTGAGATCAAGAGCGCGGGCGCCCGAATTATCGCAGGTGATGATAGCCTATATCTCACACCCAAAACACGCATACAAGGCGCGCTAGAAATATCACACGGCTCAACACCACAACAACATATTGCAATAGCAGAGCCCACGATAGACACTCTCGAGACCTATCAAGCGCGCCTAACAGAGCTCAGAACAGCAGTGCTCAACCTCCAATCAGCGCTCGCTCAAGTAGTTGCTGCCGCTTCTCTTGATGTAGTATCAGGCGCACCAACCGCGCTAAGTCAAGTATCATTACCCTCAGATAATATCGCGACAATCTCAGCGCCGAATGATACAATAGCATCAGAAATCGCAACGATCGAGAGGTAACATGGCGCTCAACACAGGCATCACATTACCCGGACCACTCGCAAGTCTAGCGCGGATTAACACACGCTATTTGATCGAGTGGCACCGCGGAGGACAGCTCTATAAGAGCATCGCGCTACCTCTACCACCAAAGGCGCTCACAATCAGCCAAAGCGCCCCATCTCAGATCACATACACGCTGGGAGAGCGACCGATCAGAGAGTTAGGGCGCTATCGAGAGCGCTCTATTGAGCTCTCAGGCAGCGCGGGATATGACGCGCGACCATCGATGACCGCGGAAGGCGCAATCATCAGCGCATTTGGCCCCGCGATCTTGATCTCTTTTCGTCAGTTTTTAGAGGAGTATCAAGAGGCCGCGTCGCTTGAAGGTGCGGAAGCGTCACCAACGAGCGCTGAATTGAGATCTATTCTCAGTGCGAGCGCCAACGCTACCCTTGATCTTCATCAGCTCATTTTTCGTGCGCTTGATGAGGATCTGCATTTATTTGTTGAGGTTGACGCCCTCACGATACAGCGCACCGCAGACGGTGATAATTTAGCGCCTGCATGGACCTTGCAACTAAAGGCGTATGATGACGCAGATAGCACACAGACATCTTTTGATCTTGCGAGCATTTTAAATACCGTGACAGTAGCAATACAACTTGCAGCAAACGCCACAGCCGCAGCGCAACTGATCACGGGAGGCGCTAATGCTTATGTGAGAAGAGGTCTCGCCCCCCTACTGAGTACGTTAGATCAGCTCACCAACGCCGCGCGCGGAACCGTGGAGGCCGCAAAAGAGCTCGCTGATATTCCGATTGATATCATCAGGCAGATACAGCGCGCAGCGGGCAGAGTGAGAGCGCTTGTTACCTCCGTTATTGACGAAGTGGTTTCATACGATGATGAGTTTAGCGCAGAATGGCAACTATTACTCACAACGTTAGGACTCGCCGAAGATATTGAGAGCGCGGCGGAGAGCGTCGCAGTCAGCGCCCCATACTCGCTTTTAGATGCACTTAGAACACTTGACCCTCCAACCTTCCCACATATCACACAAACGCAGCTAGGCCCCGCCCGCGTGAGTGATGCAGTGACATCTTATCGTTTGCGACTCGGCGAAGATTTACGAGTATTGGCAAATCGACTCTATAGAGCGCCAGAGAGATGGCCCGAGTTACAGCGTATTAACGGGTGGCTATCAGAGCGTCACAACGCGCGCGGAATCCTCGCCCGTGAGGGTGATCTTGTACTACTCCCCATCGTAGGAGACACAGAGACACAGCCCACAAGAGATCAGCGCTCGCCCTATGGCCAAGACCTCTTCATTGATCCAAAAACGGGAGATCTACAACTCAAAGCGCAGGACTTAACCACAGTAAAAGGATCGCTCAACATTGAGCAGGCCGCGCGCCATCGTCTCACCACTACACAAGGAGAGACCCCGATTTTAGATGGTTATGGGCTACCGCAGAGAATCGGAGACCGGATCACAGCAGACAGCGCGGGATATCTCAGCGCTCACATCAGAGAGCAGCTCACAAGAGACCCAAGACTTGAGAGCGTGAATGTGATAGAGATCTCTGATAGAGGAGATCATCTTAGCGCGTCACTAGAGTTTAGAGCTGTAGCGGGCGCGATATTCAGTGAGAGGATAGTGATTTAATGTATGTACCGAGAGAACGCGACGAGCTAGCGCGGATTTTCCTTGGCTCACTCATCACGAGAAGCGAGCTAGACGACACCGCGCAAGGTAGTGTGATAGATGTACTCGCTCAGAGTATGGCCGCGCTTGCGTCATCGACAGAGCGCCGGATCGCAGGTGTGAGAGACGCCTTCGATTTTCGCAACGCAACAGGCGCGGAGCTTGATGAGCGCCTTGGGGAATTTCCTCCTGACTCTATCAGCCGATTGAGCGCGACCACCGCAAGCGGATCGCTCACAGTCACGCTTTTAGCGCAAGGATCAGACCTCACCATAGAGGCAGGTGCGAGTTTCGGCGCGTCATCAAACCCTGATATCATTTACTCTGTGAGAACTCAGACAGTGATCAGCGCAGGCGCCACGAGCGCAGATCTCACCGTTGACGCGAGCGAATCAGGACGCGCGGGAAACATAGCCTCTCAGCGCATCGACACCATTTTAGACGCACCCTCTCAACTCCTAACCGTGACAAATAGCGCAGCGTTCACGAACGGCCAAGAAGAAGAGACAGACAGCGCACTGATACGTCGCGCTATGCTCTACCTTCAGAGCCTAGCACGTTGCCAAGCGCCCGCGCTTGAATATGCCGCGCTGAGTTATGAGGGAGAAGAGCGAATCACTTTAGCCTCGCTCTATGAAGATCCTCACGTCGCGGGCATGAGTTACCTTTATATTGATGATGGCTCAGGAACATTAGGTTTACGGACAGCGACAGGCCAACAGTACACAGGCACCGCGACAGCCACAGGCCCTACTGTCATTTATCACGACGCCCCCGCAGTCAACACCCTATCGATCACATATACCGACCCAATAACGAGTTTGACGCGCACTGTTAGCCCCGTGAAATATGTGAGTGTACCTGAGCGCGGAGTAATCTATTTAGATTCTGATGCAATACCCGATGGCGCCGTGTGGACACTAGGCCCTTATGAAGTGTTTGGTGGTCCTATTGCAGCAATACAGAGGATTATTGAGGGCGACCCTGCCAACCCGACAAGCGCGCCGGGATGGAGAGCTGCAGGAACGCGCGTAAGAGTATACCCTCCATCGATCATGAGACTTGATGCCGACATTCACTTGACCCCCGAGAATGGATATGAGCTCAACGCGCTATCTCAGAGCGTAGAGACATCACTCATCGATGAACTAAGCGCCTACCGAATCGGTGAGCCTTTATTTGTAGCGCGGCTCATTGAGATGATCATGAGCGTTGAGGGCGTGCGAAATATCGCGCTATATGTGGCAGGTACGGGCGATGACGCTATACCACAAACGCTCGGTGATATATATCCATCAGCGGATCGCGTGATAAGACTAGGCGCGCTCACTATCATTCCAAGCCCTGAGGAGATTTGACAATGGATAGAGTTAAGTTTGAAGCGCTAGAGCGCGCAGACCTTGAAGATGTTAAGGCGCTCACAGATCTAGCCTATGAATATGATCGAAGAGCACTTGGCGCGCTACTTGGCGCAGCGGACTTGAGCGCTAACGATGGAGGCTTATTGAGTGGGCCTCTTCTCACATATGATCACCTCAATGGATTATTGACGCTCTCTTCATTCGGCTACCTAGAGATCACTGAGGGAGGCACACCGCTCGACAGTAACGGGAACAGTTTATCGCCCGAAGCGCGCGTAATTCGCTTTGATTCAAGCGCGAGCTCTCACATCAACAGCCCTGTAGACATCAGCGCAGCGCGCACCGTAGGCACCACATATACCCTTTACGCTCGATCAATCAGAGTAGCGAGCGACACGAGCGCCCGTCGCCGTTGGGATGTCAGCAGCGCTCAAGAGGTGAGCTACTCGCCAACGACACGATATAGAGAGCGTGTAGAGTTCGCCGCAGGCGTGACAAAGCCTGCCGAGACGACAAGCGCGGATATTGGACAATGGACACCGCTGTTAACTTATGAAGTAGATAGCGGAGGAGCTCTTACCCATACCTATATCAGCGCACTTGACCACGCAGACGCGCGGACTATCACGCTCTCGCAGCCCGGACTGAGTAGCGCTCTACTAAGCACGCGAGACTATTTAGTAGAAACGAGCTCACAAAGCACCTCTCATGGTCTGCTTGGTATGTTGAGCGCGATTAAACTTGCGCTTCACCGGTTAACGAATCTTGGCTCAAGTGATATCCTCCACACTCCCAACGCTGACAAATGGTACAGCGCGCCCCCACTGTCAAATCAAGAAGTTAAGCTCAGGATCGAGCGCTTAGAAACGAGAAATCAGGCAGTACAAGACCGCGCGACAGAGCTTGAGACGTTCTCACATATCCTAATCAGAGTAGAGGCTACATGGTCAAGCTCCGCCAACACATCATATTCCCGGATTGACGCGCCTCAAGGTACTGCATTAATTTTCGATGGCGCTGATATGAGCGGAGCATACCCCCTTGGCAATGCTTCCCTCAACAGCGCTGATTTCATGCTCGCTCTTAGGCGCCCTGTAGTCACATTACCCACACCGGCGAGCGGTAAAGCGTGGAAACTATGGAGCCACAATATCAGACCACTTACAGCACCGACAGCGCCCGATAGCTTGACAGACACGACAGCCACTCAATTATACCCTCTCGATTTTGATTATGGCGTCGTTTATGCCCTACCCTCAGGAAATATCCCACTCTCAACAGATCTACCCCCGACAAGATCTATCATAGGAACGAGAGTGATCAGCCCCGCCACGGCTCCCAGCACGCCTGCGACATACACGCAAACTATCCCATTTATCATCAGAATAGATCCAAATTTCGTAAGCTCAGAGCTCAAATTCATCTATGATATTCAACTCACGATACAAGAGGTAGACGCATGACAGTTACAGCGCACGCGGGATGGACCCTAGACCCCCTAGCGAACCCTGATCCGACAATCACACACAGTTTACCTCTTGCCGCTCAAAGCTATAGCGTATTCGGGAGCGCGGTAGACAGCGCAGACCCTAGCGCAAGCTTTACTTTTGCATGGTCCATTCTACTACCGAGATCAGGACAGACCGCGAGCCTATCAAGCAGCACTGCACAAAATCCCACGCTGCAAAACGTGAGTGATACTTGGGGAGATGTTAGACTCTTCGTGGTCGCGACCAACACTGCGACAGCTGAGACAAGCGACACCGACCCACGCACAGCGCCCGCGAGCGCCTTTTGTACGTTGCAGATCGAGAGCGCAGCGCGATCTTTGCGCCTGCCCGCTATCGGCTCAAGAGATTGGTATACAGCGCTAGACACTATCACAGCGACGCTTGACACCCTCACGATCAACAACGGGATAGACACCGCGACCGTAAACGGATCAGGTGAGCTCATCTTGACGCTTGATGACGGTTCGACCATCAACGCGGGCTCAGTGGTAGGACCCGCAGGCGCTGACGGAGCAGATGGCGCAGATGGAGCGGATGGCGCGGCCGGTCCTAGTGTACGATTTTTAGAGTATAGCGGACATATCACACAATGGTATGATCTTAGTGGGGCCACGCTCCAAAACGGATTTAACCCTGCTAAAGTGGAAGCTATTTTTGGACCTTTCAGAGCACCTTTTGACTTGACGATTGAGCATATCTCGATCGCAGCACGAAACGCGGGACAAGCAACAAATAGCGCTGATTTTAATATATACACCTGTTCACCTGCTAATTGGGAAATTGACACGCTCACGAGTGACACTCAAACTTTTACAATCACAAGCCCAAGTAACTATTCACCGAGCTCTGTAAAATACACCTTTAGCCCTGCATTAAGTGTTAGCTCAGGTACTTTGTTTGGCTTACAAATGGGAGTACCTACTATCGGAGCGATGGAAGGTTTAGCGATCTCTATCACTTGCTTGGAGAGTTGACATGAAAGGCTATGGAGATTTTGAAAGCGGAGGGCTCGGCTATGGAGACCCTGAAAGCCTCGCGGGTACGGTCCAAGAGCTTGGTTATGGCTCACCGACTCAAGAAGCGCTGATCTATCTTGAGCTTAGGTCAGCGCGCGTGCATCATCGAGGCGGCGCAAAGATCCAGCTCACAGGCCCTCTCTCAGACGCGCTCTCACCTTATCGTCTCTCTATAGATGTAGATGGCGTCACTACATATCTCTATTCAGGGATAGCGGGGCGAGGGCCTGATCTGATCAAAAGGCGAGGTGATTTAGAAGCGTACACGCCACCGGCGCCGGCGGGCTCATATGTGATTACTCTTCATTGTGGCCCAAACTTTTTAACGACATACACCGTAGGCACAGCGCTAGTAATTGAGCCTGATAATCGAGGCGAAGAGCGCTACATCTCGCGCAGATTACCACCTTCATTTTATGCCACAGGCGCAAGATTTAACGGGCTTGATCCTCTCGATCTAGCGACGAGTACACCTGATCGACCGCCCTATCTACATCAGATCTTAGACATCTTCGGGCGCATCTCTCAAGAGTATGTAGGCAGCGCGCAGACAGTGCTAGCACGCGATCATGTACGAGGGGAAACCGCACTAGAGCTTGAGAGTTTGCTCGCTTTGCCTGATAATGGACAAGTGAGTATTAATGCTCATCTATACTCATATTCAATCTCAGGATCTCAGCTCACCTTGAGTGAAGGTCTTAAGCGCGACTTACCGCAACTCAGCGAGGTGATTCTCTATGCTCCGTGAAGAAAGCCATCTCAGAGAAGCCCGCGCAGACACTCAGATTCACCGCGCGCCGAGAGATTATCTTGAGACTCTAGCCACGCTTTACGGTCTACCTCTGCAAGCAACCGAAACACCACACCTCTCACAGCGCGCATTTCTTCATGAGACACTCTACAGCGTGAGAGGGTCTTACACCGCGCTAATCAATCAGCTTAGTGGACTCTTCCAACATCTCATGGAGGAAACCACCGCGACACTTACCCCCGCGAGCGCGCCCTATCTCACCTCACCTGATATTACTGCAGCGTGGGGAGAAGAGCGCCTCATCAGAGTATCAGGCGCGCTCTATCACTCGACTCATTATGATAGTGGCACATCTCGCCTTTATCTTTCGCCCGCGCGATCTCTCGCGATCACCGGCGCCCCCACGAGCGGAAGCGCTCAGAGCGTAGATGTTGAGCTTCTACCCTTTGTGATCAGGGAGCCACAACCCGAACTTTTAAAGGCGCAATTCGGGCGCACTCAAGAGGCGCAATGTACAGTGATCATCGACATGATCTCACCTCAGACAGAGATCACACCGCCTAGCTATTGGCGCGAGAACGCAGACGCGCGCACGAATGACCCCTACGGCGCGCATATCCTTGATCTTTTCAGCTCGACAGAGAGCGAGCGCAACGGAGGCCAGCCTCCTTATCCTCTTTACTTCGAGGGCTCAGACTTTGGCCCCTCGATTAGATCTCTATTTAGTGACCTATTAGCCGCAGGCGTCGAGCTCCGAATGAGACTTCGCCGAACCTTTAGCCCGTGAGGTGAATCATGGAACTTAACCCCGCTCTCTTACCCCTAGAAACTCTTGCATGGACAGCGATTAGCGCGTGGGCGCTTGTCGAATGGTGCCGCCCGCTCCTGAAGATGTTCAACATAGAAGGCCCAAAACGTGTTTTAGCGCTTCGATCAATAGCCTTGATTGTTGGCGCCATCGTAGGCGCCATCATTCACCCTGAAGTGACAGAGGATAGCGCGAGCGCGCTTTATGGCGCGATCATCGGGCTTGGTGCAGGCGCCCTGAATAGTATTATCGTAGGCATCATCAAAAACAAGGTGAGTAAGGCAGCAGGAGAGGGGGATAAGGATGAGTAACCCCATTGATCAGCCAACAGCGCTTGAATGGTTGTGGCGCGGGCTATCTTTGCTTGCCATCCCCGCGCTAGCGTGGGTCATTAAGCTCTCTAGTGACCTTGCGAGAGCAGAGTATCAGCGCCAAGACCATGAGCGTAGAATCAGTCAGCTTGAAAATGATAACCGTGAAAACATGAAGGTCTTCACAGAAATCAAGGGTCTGATTATTGAACTACGCACGCAAAATGCAACGATGGCCGAAGACATCAAAGAGCTCAAAGTCAAGCTAGGTAGCCCATGACAACAGCGCTTCGTATCATTACTACTTGTTTACTTTTGATTCTTATTTCTCTTTCACTTCGCGCGTGCTCGCCTCCGCCCGACCCGCGAAGATTCAGAGAGTCTAAGGAATTGGAAGAATCAGATGAGGAGTCAGACCCCCGCGCAGAGATCCTGCATGAGCTCGTCATGCTGCGCGACGAGATGCAGCTTAACCATGCAGACATCATCTTCACAACGATGGACATTGAAGAGGGTCTACTGCACGATATGGACCCCGTAGTCATCCCGCATTTCCTCAAGGCCCTTGCGCCAGAGACGAGAGCACCAAGCCTCAGCCAAGATTGGAAGATCGGGCACAAATGGCTTGATCCCCTTGAGCATGAGACGTGCGAGCTCATCAGCGGCAGCGGGCGCCCGCGAGAGCTCGACCTCACAAATTATCTCATCGTGGATAAATAATACCGGACGCGCACCATAGAGCGGGCTCTTAGGTTCCATCCATGAAGCGCGGACGACATCATAGAGCGCACTCTTCGCACCATCGGCCACAAGGCCCTGAAAATAGGTGTTAGCACCATCTGTGAAACCGACACCGCCGCGCCGGCGCCCGCTGTAGTGTTGGATGATATGGCCCACATTGACGCGCTCTTTTATATGATCGAAGTAACCTCGCATCTCAGGCCAACGAGCGAACCAAGCGCGCTTGAGGTCTTCAGCTTCTTTCTCAGTGATCGCCAGATCATAGCCACTTTTCGCGAACGCGACAAGACCGCCCGCACTAAGCCCTCCCGGTAGACCAAAGTTAGGCACTTTTGCAAGTTTGCGGAGCTTGAGTATTTGTTTATCTTTTGCGGCCTTGAGCTCAAGAGCGCGCTCATAAGTCACGCCCGCAAGATCAGCAGCGAGAGCAAGATGCAGATCTTGACCTTGCGCTATAGCTTGCGCCATCTTTGAAGAAAGACCAAGGTTTAAGCATACTTGAGCAAGTGCCACTAACTCGGCTGTGGAATAGTCCGCGCCGATGTAAACGCACCCCTCACGAGGTCTAAAGCACTCTCTCACACCACCTTCTTGTGGTAGTTGCTGTAAATTGGGCTTCGTACAGCTAGTCCGCCCCGTTCTCACAAGCACATTCCATCGAGGGTTGAGCGGGCGCTCTGTGGCGCTTTCAACTGTTGGGCCAAATGTTCCTGATAACTTATCTAATTTCATCCATTTAGCTAGGCTCTTAAGAATCGGTTCTCCGCTCTCCTCTAATACTTCACTTGATGTCTGTACGGCGCCTTTTTCGGTGCGTGGTGTGTCTTCTCCATAACTCGCCTCGATCACTGCTTTGATCGCGCTCATGTTGCGTTTACCATCGGCCTTGAGTAAACCGAATTCCACAAGCTCTCGTTCAAGTTTAGTTCGCTCTGCGGTGAGCTCATCGCGCCAAGATTCAACGCTCTCTGAGCTTGTTCGTAACCCCCAAAGCTCAAGATGATGAAGCGCCCATGCTGCGCGCGTTTGGATGTCATAGCTCGCGAGGTAGCGATAAGGCCCGCGCGTGACGTGCTCTACGTTCGTGAGTCTCTCTTGTTGCGTTTCAAAGATTTGGTGCGTGATCCTTGCATCTTCTAGCGCGTATTCTCTCGCCTCTTCTGACCATTGATCGAGAGGTACATCAATAAGCTTACCGTACTGATAGCGCGGGCTCTTCGGGTCTAGTTTTTGATCAGAGATATCGATCCCAAGCAAGCCTCTTGCGAGTTGAGCGAGGCTTACTCCTTGTGAGATGATCGGGCGCCCTATCTCAGGGTGTTGTGTCCATCCATGATAGAGTGCATATAAACGCTCATGTATACCTGTGTCCCATACACGCCCGCGATCATATAAGCGCCAAATTGGAGCCGCTAAAGATGGTCGATGGCGTATGATCACCGCGAGGTCAAAAGCAATATTATGACCGATTAACCAACCTTGATCGAGCCTTACCCATTTCTCGATCAGATCACACCCATCATCAGGGCTCAAGAGTTGGTGCGCGTGTCCATCGCTCGCGCTCATGCACGCTATGAGAGGCGCCTTACGCCCTTGGCCTATGAGCTCCGTTTCACAATCGATTGTTAAGTTTTTCATTTTTTCACCATCGGCGCGGGCGCCTTATAGGGTGTTGTTTACGAGCGCGCTGGGCTCCAATGACATTTCGTGAATTCGTTGCCGTTGCGTGTCAATATTGTTTCTGTGCGGACGTGTACGCGCTTTCCTGCTGCTTGCTGATCCGGCCCTGTAAGCGCTTCCATCAGCGCGCGACCAAATGAGCGCGGGTCGCCTTGTGGGTTAATTGCACAAACGAGAGCTTTAATATTTTGGAGGTAGGGGCGCTCATCAGCTTTGGCCACCCAATCATAACGCGCGCCTTCTTCGGTTTCGATGGTCGCGACAAAGACCGGGCGATTATTGTTTTTCACGCTTTGAATTACTTTGAGCTCGATGATTGTTACATGAGTGTCAAGATTTGGCGGTAAATATCCATTTCTGTTTGGTGTTGTGTCAACAGTTTCAAAATTATCCCAAACTGATGATGTTGCAGGCGTGTTGAAACCCTGTTGAGCGCCGTTAAATCCGTTGCTCTGATTGTTCCATGAATCGTTATTCCAATTACTCATTTTTTCGTTCCTTTTCTTTTAACGTGTTCCTTTTATCGTGATATCAGCCAACGCGGATAAAACGTGTGAGCAGTGTCTATATAACGGGTGAGAGCTCTCTATCGTTACAATATTTTTCGAGAAGAGCCAAACTTTTTGACTCGCGAGTCGGGCGCCTAGTTGCTTCCACCCCTCATCATACTGAATTAACGAGATTGGCTGATTGTGGCGCCGCTCGATGTCGGCTATCCACGGCGCGAGCTCTGTTAAGAGATCTGCACTCTCTCCTATAGAGCATAGCGCATCTACACATAATATTGTAGATGGTGTGTGATATTGGCTTGTCGGCTCTATGTCTTCTTCAGCTGTTGCCTCAGCGCCGTCTATACCTGCTTGGATCCATGCTTTTTGACGATGCGCTGAGAATATATCTTGTACTTCTTGTACTTCTTCTTGCACTTCTTCTTGTACTTGTTCTTGTACTTCTTCTTGTACTTTTTCTTGTACTTGTTCTTGCACTTTTGCGGATGCGTTAAACGCTGCAAAAAAATCATCTTGGCTCATTGTAGGTGTCTCTTTCGGTGTGTCTGTGATCCCGTATGTGATTTTGTGAAGGATTTCAAGGCGCTCACGGTTTGCGCTCATGGTGTCTCGTGTCAAATGTGCCGTTTGGCTCTCATACGTTGCGCGCGTCTGTGAGCTCATGATCGTTGTGAGCTCGTGGATCGCTTCGATAAGTTCAGGTGCTTTCATCTGAGATAGGCTCTTGTCATTCCATCTAAAACGAGGTAAGCGGCGCGCGGGTTGCTGATCTTCGGGCAAGGGTTCGCGGTCGGGTAGTCCATCCGGTGGGTTCGTTTGCTCGTATGCTGCACCCCTCAGATCTAACTCATCATCGATTTTAAGCGCTGGCCTGTCTTCGATGATGATCACTTTAGATGATGTCTCACCTCTGAGCGCGCTCATGAATGAGCTCACCTGAGCTTGTGAGGGCTCCGCTACCTGAATCAAAGCGCGCTGCGCTTGCGTGCAGTCATCGCGAAAAAAGCAACCACCGTATTTATCACAGCTCTGATAGTTGGGTTCGACCTCTGACCACTGCAGGGCGCTCGATGTCTCCTTTTGCTTTGCGACCTCCTTACCTATACGCGCTAGCGGTTCGCTGAGTTGAGCGCGCGTGAAGGTGCGGCTCACGAGCGCTGTCTTGACTGCGCCTCGCGTTGTACCGTAGCTTAGGACAAATCTAAGCGGTTCACTAAACTCAATACCTAGCGCGCCACTCAACGCTACCGCGCTGTAAATGATCGCCTGAGTGTCTGTGGCTAGATCCTGCTCGTTTTTTGCATAGTCAAGTGTCGCGGTTGTCTTGTGGTCGATGATCTGATTCGTGGTAGGGTCGATTAGATCAATACGGCCTCTCACTCGCGCGACCCATCCGGGAGGTGCAATGTCGAATGACTGCTCAACATGATCAGGGCTCACGCTACCGCCGGGGGGTAAGTGTCTGAGCATCGCGCGCGCTGTGCCGTCTGTCGGCGCGATCCCGTTCATTAACCACTGCTCGATTTGCTCATGTACGCGCGTTCCGCGCTCCGCTGCTGGTGAGCTCGGCGCGCGCTCTCCTAGCACGCTCTCACGATACCATTTGCGCGCGCAATCTCGGAAAGTTGAGATTTGGCTAGGGCTCGTTGAGCTCCATTGTTTATGCTCAGTCATTCGGCGCGTCTCCTCGATATGATGCAGGCAAAGTGAGCAAAAACGCGTTTAATTGGCTCTCAAGTGCTGCGACGATCAAGGGCGCCTCATCACTCTGTTTCAGGGTCTCCAAAGTAGCTTTGATGCCCCTCAAGATCTCTTGACGTGTCTCTTTAATACTATGATGTCGATGAGAATGTGTCATGATCTCAATCTCTCGATCTCGCGGTTCAAGTACCATAGCGCTTTTTTTAGGTCTTCGATCTCGCGCGTAGGGTCTTTGAGTCCTGCCCGAGAAAGGTATTTCACGCAGTTACCGCGATTAAAATTAAGACCCCATGCCTCAATCACATCTATAGCTTCTATTGTATCAGCGTGATAGTGTGCAGGATGGTTCACTCTTTCCTGTTCCGGCTCTTGCATTTCCTCAAGCGCTTCAATGAATTTACTTTTACTCATTCTCATGCCTCTTGGTTAGTAGATTGTAAAATAGGATATGTATCAGATCTGTGAAAATAGCACTTGACAACCCGCGCGTCAAGTCTCTATTTCTGAGTCTCTCTTTCTCAAAAAAAAGGAGTATCACATGATCATCAGCGCTCTACCCGTGAGCTATTACAACGGGCGCTACTCGACCCCTAGCGCGTGGAAGGTTGGCGAACCTCACCCTAACCAACTGAAACCAATGAACTTTCGAGAGGCGCTTTCTCTTGATTGGTGCACTGTCACAAGAAACAATCAAGAGGCATGGCTATATCCTATCGCCGCACAAGGTGGACAACCGCTCCGGCCATCGCGCGAAGGGCGAGGGCTCAACACTGATCTCATTAAACGTGAGCTTGATATTGATCTCTTCACGAGTGGTATCTTTATTGATCTCGATGACAAAGACGCACACAAGAGCCCGGAAGCGCGCTCAGGCCAAGACTTCTTTGAGCTTGTAGAGCGTATCATTGAACCCTTTAAAAATATGCAAGGTGCCTTCTATTATCGCACCTTGCGGGGCGCGCGAATCGGCCTCATCTTTGAGATTCCTGTAGATCTAGCCTTAGGAGACCGCGCGCGCCGCGCCTTCTTTTTACAGCTTGAGCAGATGTTCAGCGAGTATGATCGGGTCGATGTTGATAAAGGCTCAACTCAGATCACGCGAGGATTCGCAGCGCCTCATATCTATAAAAAAGGTGAGCGCGTCACCGCTGACTTTGCGCAACTCTTCATTCACCCTGAAGACATGAGTATTGAGTTTATCAATATCCTCGCGGACAGATGGACTACACACTTAAAATCAGTAGGAGACAGCGCAAGCGCGGCAGACAGTGAGCGCAGACCGCAGGCGTCCCAAAGCGCGACAGCGCGGGAGG